AACATCAATTGTAACAATGTAAGGAACTTTTATTCTTTTTTCGTCGTCCGTGGACGTTGTTTCGAATTCTTCTAAATCCAAATCCGCATGAATTTCTAGAAGAGTATAATCATATGATTCACCAGTAGGTTGCACACCGTCTAGTTGATTTATTTTATCTTTCACATCATTGGAACTATATGTTGCATCTTCTGGTGACGGTGAACTTAAAGCAATATCTGAATAAAATCCTGATGCTTGCTTTTTTCGAATATCGTTTTCTGATTGTTTAACTACATGTGTAATGCGCTCACATGAATCTAAATCACTTGCTGTGTAAGGTACAACCAGATCTTCTGCTGGAATAAATTTAGATACTGCTCTGCCTAAACTTGCATCGTAGTAAACTTTTTTAAACGTTGAACCACTTAGCGGAAGATAAAAAAGCATTTGATCAAGCTCTGGTGTATACTCTTCCATCACTGTCGTGATTTGATAATTCATAAATTCTTTTACTCTTTGTGATTGCTCATACTTCTCTTGTGTTTCTTTACCCATGATACGTGTACGAACAGGACCGTCCGATGGCATCATTTCTTTGTAAGCTGTTGCGCTAAATTGTGTAACGGCTTCTGCTAATAAAGGATGGTTTACGCTGCTTGCACCTTGAAACGGTTGTGATCTTTCTTCATATTTAAATCCAAGCAAGTCTAGCCCTCTTGTGTAAGATCTTGACCAATCATCACGAGACGCCTTATCATTTTCATAATCATCAATTAATTGTGAAGAAATTCTGTTTAATTGATCATCTTCCATTTTATCAGCAAGGTTGTCATAAAAATCTTGGTCCACGTCCAACGGTTCGGTGGACACGGTAGTTTCTTCAGAAACAATTTCTATATCAATCGGTGTTTCGTTTTCAATGGCATCTTCAAGTGTTTCGCCAATAACGGATGTAATTTTTTTATCTATGTTATTTTCAACCATAATTTTTTATATCCTATTCATTACAATTGGTCTAGTTATTAGTAATACTCATAAGTTTTAGGTGGTTTCGGTTCATCTTCATAATCATCACGCAGACTTACAAAATTTCCTTGTCTGTAACGCATCATAGCTTGTGTCATGCTATCAACCAAATCATCGTTCTCACCATAAGGAAAAGCTGCACATTCTTCAATCATTTCTTCTGAAAACTTTTTTCCCTCTGGAGCCCAAACTTGTCCAGATTCAAAAATTGGTGCAACAGAATTAACTCTTGTAAATTTATCGTTTCCCTTTGACGGCGAATAACTAACAACAGGAATTCCAACTTGTCTTAGTTCTTGTATTAAAGGTTGACCACTTGCTTTTGCTTCAACGATTATTGTTTCTGGCTCCCAATATTTATATTGTTCTAGTGCAATTTTTTTAAGTTCTGGAAAATCCCAACGTTCCTTAATACAATCTAGTAAAATAATATTATCTCTTGAAAATTCTGTTCTAAAAACACCCCACGTGCTAATCGCACTAAAATCTGCGCTAGTTTTTTTACTAAACGCTGTATCATAACTTTGAATAACGTGGCGCAGCTCTGGTATGTCGTCTCTTTTCCAGGTTTTCCACCACTCACGTTTGATTATTGCACCTTCTTCTGATGTTGGTTTTTGTTGGTACTGTGCTTCCCAAGACATAACAGGTAAGTTGGCTTGAATCTTTTCAAGCTCTTCTTTTTTCCAATATTCTGGCCATATCGGTTTACCACTTGGTAATATTGCTGGAAATTCTATAACTTCCCATTGATCAGCTTTTACTTCTGCTTGTTGACGAATCAATCTACCTGTCAAATCTCTTTCTGACCATCTTGTCATAACTACAACTATTGCACCGCCTGGTTGTAGACGCTGTCTTGGTCCAGAAACATACCAATCAAACGCATTGTCAAAACTTGTATCCGTTATACTTTGTTCTGAATGAGGATCATCAATAATTAGCAAGTCTGCACCACGTCCTGTAATTGCCCCTCCAATACCAGCACCAAAATATTCTCCGCCGTAGTTTGTTTCCCATCTGCCAGATGCTTTAGAGTCTGCACGTAAATGAACATCTTTAAAAATTTTACGATATTCCTCATCATTCATTAGGTTTCTCATTTTTCTACCAAATCTGTAAGACAGTTCTGCTGTATGTGTGGCTTGAATTATTTTCGTTTTAGGTTTTTGACCCATTAACCAGGCAGGAAACAGGTAAGATGCAAATTCTGATTTGGTATGTCTTGGTGGCATATTAACAATTAACCGCTTTAACTTTCCAGATGCAATTTCTTCAAACTTTTTTGCCATAATGTTGTGGTGATATCCGTCAATAAACTCTGGCCAAACTTTTTTGACAAAGTGCATGAATTTATTTGCAGCTTTTTCGTTGTCATCGTGCATACCGATGGCCAACATTAGCCTTAATTGTTCATCTGAATACTTTTCGTAGATATTATTATTAGTAGCCATTGGGACTCCTAGACACTTTTACACAAAAAAAGGGGTATACCCTAGAAAAATCGATTCCATATAAAAAATTGATGGCTGAAAATATAAAACCTGCTTGCTAGCACTCGCCTAAAAAACCGCCTGGCATTTTTCAGGTATCATAATCAGCGGAAAACTGCCATTTTTTTAAATATTCGTAAGTACCTAGCCATTATTTATAAAAAATGGCTAATTTCTGGCGGTTGGCGGTTCGTCTTCCGTTTTCTAAACGATAATAAAAATTATCGTATGTGATAATTGGCGGTTTTCCTAGCTTTTTCGCTTTATGTTCCATGAGTCGCCAACAAATAACTAGATATAGTAGGCCAATTGTTGGCGGTTGGCGGTTCGTTTATGCCATTTATTGCCAAATTCTTTACTTTTCGCCCCTCATACAAATAAATATTATTTGTTCGAGGGTCGTTCGCAAGTTTTGAAACATACACAATAATATAATTCACTTTGTTTTTTTCATTCCATAACTTTAAATTATAGGCGATTTGATGCGGTGTAAGATTTATTTTATTACCTTTTGCAATCTTAACTTCTAATAAAATAGTATCCATTTTTAACCCAATACAGATCAAATCTGGGAAGCCTTGAACGGTTGTATTTTCTATTCGATGAAAGTTATAAAAGTTTATATTTTTCCTAATTAATTTTATAAAATTTTTTTCTAACAAAACAGTAACACAGAAGCTTTAGAAGCAAAAAGTTTAGGGTTACTTTTTTTCTTGCAATAATTCATCATGTTCAATTATTTTTTCTTGGTTCACAATATCAATATTATTTTTTTTAAGTTCATTTAATCTTTTAATTAGTTCATCTCTTGGCAAGTTTTCAATTGAATTTTCAAGTCGAATTGTTGGGTCATACAATCCGCCCACTTTTCCTCTTAATTGTTCAGCATTGATAGAAGCCGAATAATGTTTATCCTCTTCCGCTTTTCTTCCAAGTTCTTCTAATCGGTTTAAGTGTTTATCCATGTTAACAGAATATTTATTTTTTAATTCGTTTTTCATGTCTTGAATTGCTTCCGCTACTAATGGATATTTATTAGGGTCTTGCAATTCATAAGCCATTTTTTTGCTTACAGTTTCACTATATCCGCTCTTTCTTGCTGACTCTGTTGCTGATTGTTTTCCCATTAAAGTGTAATGACAAAACTCATAAACAAAACGTAATTGTTTTGGCGTAAGCTTTCTTGCTTTTCTTCCGTCAACTATTTGCATTATTAAAACAAATAATTAAAAAACTTTTATTTTTCAATTAAATTTTAATTTTATTACACTACTAGTGTAATAAATGACACTAGTAAAAAAATAGTAGTGTATGCCAAAACTTGTTTATATTAAGCCATTTTTCAAGACTTATTACACTTGTTACACTAGTTTTAATAATTTTTGGTTTATAAAAAATATTTTTGAAAATAAGTGTAATAAGTGTAATAAAATATCATTTGGACGAAAAACATAAAAAAGGCTTCATTAATCATTTAAAAGCTATTCAATGGCTAACGGAAAACGATTATATTGTATTTAATAATTTATCAAGTTTAGGCGATTGCGATATCGTAGCAATGAACACGGACGGCGAAACATTAAAAATTGATATTAAAACAGTAAGCAAAAGAAAGAATAAAAGTGTTATTTATAGATCGCCCACGAAAGAACAGAAAAAGAAAAATATCGTCTTATTAATGGTTTATGATGATGGTAAATGCGAATTGATACGACAACCAAATAAAAGGGGTAGAAAACCCCTTTTAAAAGATAAATAGATTATTTTATTTCTTCAGTATCCTCAATTATGACGCCTTGTCCGTCTTCAATTTTAAAATGTTTATAAGGGTCTTCATCATTCATCATATTTAAAGCCATCTCTTCGGCTTCTTGTGGGCTTTTAGCATCTAAAATTACACTATAAGCTTCATCAACGGACAACGTAACCTTATATTTTTTTAAAGGTTCTTTTTCATTCAACTTCTTTAATGTTTTATTGAATGCCCTTACAAGATAATCTAGGGGCATTTCTAATAAGTTTAAATGCCCTTTTTTACTCTCTGAATAATACTGTTCAAGCTCAAGCCCTTTTTCATTTAATTGTAAATCGCAAGGCGGTTTTTTTCTTGCTCTTAAACTTTCTAATTTTATTAATTCATCGATTGTTGTAAATTTAATATCATTCATTTTCTTTCTTCCTTTCTTTTAAAGATATTCGTTAAACCTATAATTATAAAACCCATTTTCTGAAACGAATTTTTTAAATATATATTTTTTTAGTAAGTCTTCATTTATCCTTTTTCGATAATATGCTTTAAACATAGTTAGAACCCTATTTTTTACATATTGAGGAAAAGGCGGATAAAAATTAGCGTTTAAATGTAGGTTAAGGGATAAAATTTTATTTTCTTCCATTTTATTTCTTCCTTTCTTTAAATTTCAATTTGTTCATGAATAAATTTAAAACCTAATTGTTTCAGTATATTTATTCTTTCTTTTGAAAAAGTTTTTTCGCCCCATAATTTAGCGACAAGTTCCGATTTTTCGCAACTAGGATAAATGTAATTTTTTCCGTAATGTTTATCGGTTTTAACGATTAACGTATTTTCTTTATTATTCATTTTCTTCTTTCCTTTCTTTAAATTTTTCAAAAATTTGTTCATTTGTTGAGTCATCGATATAATAAACCCATCCGTTTATAGTAATATAAACGCAATCAGTAGACCTAACATCAATATTCATTTTATTTTTATAAAAATCATCTTTCATTTTCTTCTTTCCTTTCTATTAAGTAAACGAAATAAATTAATTTTTATTTCATTTAAATTTATGCCACGGCAGCTGAGGGGTAAGACTCTAAAACAAATCCGCTATAATCTTTTTTTGCTTCCCCTTTCGCCTTTAATCCAACAATACAATTTTTTGGATCTAAAAAACGCAAGTCTGTTTCATCGCCGTTTACAACTTTAAATCCATTGTAAAAAGTGGGCAACGTATCACGAAACACGGCCGAAATATTTCCGCCCATTTTTAAAATAGTAAATGCTTCTTTTCGGTTATCCTCATTTAATGAATAAGTAATATGATAATTAGAAGCAAATCGCCCATTAACATAGTTTAAAGCCCTTTTATAAATTTTCGTATAATCATAAAATTTAATTTTCGGAAATAATTCAAACAATTTAAAATTTTCCCATGAAATATCTGAAGTACCATTTAATCTTATACATGGCTTAAACTTTTCTTTTTTACATCTTATTTCAAATTTTTTAATTTCTTGAATAAGTTTATTTAAAAAAGTTTTTCGATCTTGCATAAACCAACGTGTTTTATTTATTCGCCCAAGCTGAACATTTGAAAATTTTCCCATCCCAGCCGAATATAAACAAGATTTCGCACAACCAACGGACGCCATAGGGCAAACATTAAAACCGCTTTGTTTATGTGAAGCAAGATATAAAATGGCCGTTTTATATCCTTTCTTTTGTCCTTTCTTGGTTTTGCTGTTGTTATCGTAATTTAATAAATTACCGCTAGTTTTTTTATATTCAAAAGTTTTCATT